ATCTTAGGAAGGTCTGCAAATTTTTTATATTCATCACACGCAAGTTTTGTACAATTTAATAAACCAGGCCAATACTTTTGTACTTTATCAGTAATATAAGCCTCGTCCATTACAACTCTTTCTTTACTTTTTTTAACACCAATATTTTCGTTATTATTTGCAAAAGTTGAACTTTGCCAATCCCAATTTTCATTCATTATACTGTCACACATTTCATGTGAAACTATATTGTTTATATTTTTTATCCATTTCAGCATTACATCATACCAGCTTCAAATTGTTTCCAAGTTATAGCGTTCTTAATATCCCAACCACGATTGTCTATAGATTTAATTACACCATCAATATACTTGACAACCGTCTGTAAATATGCTATTTTATTTTCTGCATCTATAATATCATCATCTGATTCGATATAGACACTTAAATCTGTTTTGAGAACTTTTAGGTCAAAGGGTTTAGTAACATAAACCTTTGCATCAGCTTTACCACCATAGTATTCCCATTTATCACGATACAATCGTTTGTAATCACCTTTTGCTTTCCACAATAGTAATTCAAACTTTGATTTGTGATTGAGATACTTTGATTTTATTTCTTGATTTTTGAGGGATTCTGTATCAAGATGTTCATCATTTACTTTTAAGTCTTTTGCAGTTTGTGCCTGCAATTCATCTAGTGTCATAGTATATTCACTCCATTATATGGAATTATTTATATAGTTTCTATTTCGTATAATTTGTATTTAAATGTTGCTGTTGCTTGTAGATATTCCACATCTGTTGCATTTTGATTAAAATCTAATGCACTAAGTGAAGTTGGAAATACATCTGCATATTTTACTTGTACTATAGGATTATTTTTATTAGATAATACTACAAGAGTTGCATCTGAAAACATTCCTCTTATAGCTGTAGATACTCCCACATCTCCTATATCTTTACTTGAACCTCTAGTATCAGTAGGTGCGTTTGATGTTGTACTTCTAAATGTGCTAAACTGGTCTCGGTTTTTTGGAAATCCTATTGCAGTCATCCACTCATGCAAAGAAGTATAGTTTTCTAGATACTCATCACAAATGAAAGTTACACTTAAATCTTCATAGTCAAGTTTATTACCCATAATTGGTATGTCTTTAAATGGTGTATTCTGAACTGTTTCAGATAAAGTAATGCCAGGCAAGTTTGTAGCTACAGTAAAGAACTCAACCTTTGGAAGTTGACCAAGAACAAACCTGAACTGCGTTGGACTCGCATAGTCTAACTTTGTGGGTTGTCTTGATAATGGCGATTGTGATGTTGTCATACTACTATTTATACAAAAAAAAGAGGGGTCAAAAGACCCCTCTCTAGTTTTATAACTGCACTCTTATGATTACATAAGGTTAGTAACTTTAACACGTCTGTAGTATTTGTTAGTGCTTGCAGAAATACTGATTGCACCATCTGCTCCAGCAGCAACTGTACCAGTTGAGAATGGGTTAGCAGCGATACCGTAACGAGTTTTGAAACCAATCTTAGGTTGGAATGAACTTTCACCAACTGCACGAACCATTTGTAATGGAACATATGGGCAATAGAACATACCAGCGTCATAAGGTGATGTACCTTTATAACCACAAATGTAGTATTGAGAAGCAGCTACATTAGCAGCATATGGGTCTACATACACTTTGTATCTACCGTTCATAACACCAGCGAAAGTTGTTGTAGTGTCATCTACATTTAGATTGTTATTTAAAGCAGGAGTGTAATCTAGAACACCAGCCATTTGTAATGCAGATGCAACATCAGCAGAACAAAGGATTATGTTACCTTTACCCCTACGAGTTTGTTGACCGATAGCGTTTGAATCTCTTTCAAGAGCAAACATAAGTCCTTTGAATTTTTCAACAGACCAACGACCATTTGAGTCAGTATCTAAGTCGAAGATACCAGCAGTAGTTGTGTTAACTTGAGCACCTGACACAGCAGAAACATAAATGTTTCTTACAACTTCTCTGTTTATTTCTGAAAGTATTTCAGCAGATAAGATGTTTGCTAATTCAGTTTCAGCATCTAGACCGTGAATTGCTTTAAGGTCTTGTGCTAATTCCATTGTGTACTCAGCTTTCATTGCACGAGTTACAGCAGTAACAGTATGTTTTTCAATACTGAAAGCCATTTGTGCGAAAGCGTTAGTTGCACTATCACCTAATGCTTCACCTTGAACTGTAGTTTGACCAGTTGCAGATGTGTAAGTACCAGCAGATGGAGAGTCATTTAATACAGCAGGGTTAGTTTCTGTTGCACCAATGTCACCACCACCGATTGTACCAGCAGCATTTTGGTTAGAGATATCAGGCATTGCTTCATCAGCAAGTGCTTCTGCACCGTCCATTGATGCAAATCTTGCTCTCATTGCAAAGATAAGACCAGTTGGGCCAGTCATTGGTTGCACACCACAGATATCATATGCGATTAGGTTTGGCATCGCTCTTCTAACTAAAGATATTAGAATCGGATCCCATGTGTCTAAAGAAGCATTACCACCAATAAAATTAGTTGGTGCAGCTTCTTGCAAGAAGTTTTTATCTTCTCTTAAAGCTTTTTCTTGATTTTCAAGAATAACTGTAGTAACGGCACGCCTGTAAGAATCCTCGATTTTTGGTAATTCTGGATGCTCTAGGACTGGCTGCCACTTTTCTTGTAGATGTTCTGTCTGAAACATTTGTTTCTCCTTAATTTTTTCTACTATTATTTATAAATTTAATCATTTTTGCACTATTGACCTTTAGCAACTCTACCGATAGCAGACATATATGCTGTCATAGAATTACTTACATCAATGTCCTGTGCGTTGCCAGTTTCTACATTATCAACTGTTTCTGCCACAACTGCTTTTTGTTTTGGGAAATAGTTTTCTTTTAAAGTTTCTAACTTTTCTTTGTAAGAAGCTTCGTCTTCGAAATCTACATCTTCAGTTAATGACTTAAACTTTTCAATTTCTGTTTCGGCTAAATCTGAACTCATTTCAGATATAACCTGTTCTCTAACTAGTTTAGCATTGTCAGTTTTCATTGAAACATTCTTTTCGATTGCTTCATTTAACTTTGCTTCTAATTGAGAAATCTTTTCTGATTGTGCTTCCAATACGTCATACTTCTCGTTTGGAACATCAATATAGTGGTCTTCAAACAATTGTTTCAATCCAGAAATAAAGTCCTCAGCAATCTCACCTTTTAATCCACGTTCAATTGCTAATTCGTTTTCTTTAGTCCATTCTTCACAAACATAGTTAAGATATGTGTCAACTTTAGTAGTTAACTCATCTTTGTTTGCATTTATATTTTCATCTAATTCTTTGCGATAATCGTCTTCTATTCTAGACACTTCATCACGCACTTTAGATTTTACTGCAGCTTCAAATACTGTTGCAGCTTTGCGTTTGAATTCTTCAGATAAATCACCTTCGCCGTTCATAAGAGCATCTACATGTTCTTTAACATCTATTTCTTTAACTCTTTTTTCAACAGCTTCTGACTTTGCTTTTTCTTCGTCAGTAGGTTCTTCATCTTTTTTCATCATTTCTTTGTTCATCATAGCATCATAGGCAGCCATCAAGTCGTCTTTCTTCATTTCGCCCATTTTCTTTGCCATCTCTTGTTTCATCATCTCTTTAGTCATGCCTTTCATTTCTTTTTTCATCATTTCTTTTTGCATTTCTTCGAGATTTTCTTCACCTTCTGGAACATGTCCAGCAGCAAGAGGTTTATTTTCTTTTGCATCGCCTTTTGCAGCAGGCATTGCATCTGGTTTACCTTCGCCTTTTTGTTGTGCATCACCACTAACTTCTTTAGCAGCTGCAGCAACTTTTTTGGCAGGGGCATCTTTTTGGTCAGGCGAGACAACTGCTTTACCAGTATCTTGTACTTCGCCTTCTACTTTGTCCATTGGGTCTGCTTTACCAGCATTTTTCTTAGGAGCATCTGCACCATTCGCTTCTTCAAGCTCATCAAGTACTTCCGCTTCTAATTCCTCAATGGTTTTATCTAATTCATCAGCCATGGGGATTACTCCTTATTAATTACTTTTAGACTTTTATTTATTTATAAATTACAACATTTTAAGGAATTTTGCGAACTCTAACGCATCTTCCTTAGCATGTTTCACTCTAGTTCTATTCTCAATTCTCTTTTTCATACGAACTAATTCTTCTTCGATAAGAGAACCATTATCCCAAACCCACTCTTTTCCTTCCATAATACCTTCTACGAAAGCATTTGGAGCAGAAGGGTCTGCAACAATGTCAGCGGCAGTTGCAAGGTAAAAATCACTTCTTACATAATTTGCACCGCCTTTTTGGTCTAAACTACCCATACCTCTTGATGATACACCTAGTTTAGCACCTTCACTCATAAGATTTTTTACAATCTCCCCCATTGGAGTACTAAGTATCTTAGCCTCACCGATAAAATTCTTTCCGTCTGGTTCTAGAGAGGTAATCATATGTGATGCTCTCTCAAGATTAACGGTTGGGCCATCTGGGTGTCCAAGTTCCCCAAAGGCACGATTATTTTTGATATACTCTTTGTTGTATCTTTTTACTTCTTTATTTAATACTTCCATAGGATAAACACGACCATTACGATTTTTGATATCAGCTTGCATGAAGATACCTTTAATCTTATAATTTTTCTTACCACCATCTTTTTCTTCTGTGATATATTCTACTTCTTGTACTTCTTCTGATATTAGTTTCATGTTTCTATTCCTTATGAAGTATAATTCTCATCTTTTTTGAATTCTATTATAACAAAACCAGATGTACCAAAACAGGTCATCTCATGGTCACCAGAAGTTGCTGTTGTGTTAGCCGCAGTTCCCTTAATCAATCCAGCAGAACCATCATAGTGTCCAGTTCCAGCAAGTCTAATCTGAACAATATCAGTTCCAGAAGATACTTCTTGAATTTCAACATGTCCAGTATCGTCATCAGCACTTCCTTGAGTCAATGCCCACCAAAGTCTACTGATGTGTAATTTAGCACCATTTGCATGACCATCTAAAGCACTTGCATCTAAGATAGCATTATTTGCTGTAGTGTCATCTTCAATATCAACCTTAACTGTTACAGTTCCACCAGCTCCAGCCGCATTTACAGCGGTATCTCTTAATGTTCTTGTTGTAAAAGCCATTACTAACTCCTCTTAAATTGCCAACATTTCTTTTTCAAAATAACTTATAAGGTCTTTTTCTCGTACCCTATACTTTTTTGAAATATTTTTTATAGTTTTATCAAAAGTATTTAGGAAATCCGAAGGTTTAGAGTCCATTTTTTTAAAAATGTCGTCCACAGCACTTTTCATCTTAGGTGATAACTTTTTATAACCTTTAGATTTTTTGTGTTCATCTTTCTCTATGACTGGTGAATAAAATTCATCAAACTTCTTTGTCATTTCCTTCTTCCGTTTTAGGCACAGTTTGTGCATAAGTTTTTGATATCTCTTTTCTTTTAGTTTCTAACGCATCACCAATCTTTGATTGCATTGCACTTTTAAAAGCATCTTCTGCTTCTAGATTGTTATTGTTTGCTATTGCGTCTACAAATTCTTTACTGCTCATTATCATCTCCATTTGCATTTGGGTCATAGTTTCCATTAGCACCATCTATTTCATCTGGTGGTATTGGTGAACCATCAACTTGTGGGTATCTTGTGATACCATCTGTGTTATCTGGAACTTCGACACCTCCGTCATCTGTGTCCATTCCAGCTTCTTTGTTAATTTGGTCTTTCATTTCTTCTATTTCCATATCAGTCATATTCAATACATTTCTTTGTACCCATTGTTTACTAAAGAATGTACCAATATAACTTTCTATTCCTTGTAATGCTTGCATTTGACTTTCCATCATTTCAGCTCTTTTTAATTCTGCGAAATGTCCATCTTGTAGGAAGTCATACTGAATAAGTTGCACCATGTTATCCCAATCCTCTAGAGTAATCACACCCTTTAAGACTAGATTTGTTTTAAGTATATCTGTAAATAGAGGTGTGAATCTTTTACGAAGTCTTTGTACGAACTTAGTAAATTTTAATTCATCTCTTGTAATCTCTGTAGACCTACCAAGACTGAAATTGTTTTCTGCTTCCATTCTTGAGATAGGAACATTCAAAGACCTATACAGTTTGTTTTGGAAATATTTAATATCTTCTATTTCACCAAGATTAGAACCGCCAGGCAATGTGGTAATCTCTGTTCCTCTACCACCTTCACGTCTTGGTAACCAAAAATCTTCTAACATTGACATATGGTTTCGGTCATCTCTGATTTCACCAGTAGATGCATCATACACTAATTTGTTACGATAACGATTCATAACATCTTTCAGATATTGCTCTGCTTTTATTTTTGGTAGATTACCAACGTCAATGTAGAATATTCTTCTCTCTGGAGCTCTTGATATACGATAGATAACAATAGAGTCCTCTATCATTCTTAACTGATTAACTGGTTTGATTGCTTTGTGTAAGTATGAAAGTACATGACCTTTATTTTGGTCAATCAATCCAGATGGACAATATACAATACTGTCTGGAGCAATCTTGATACCTTCTTGTGTAGCAGGCCCACCAGCTTGTAAACCTTTGTCATTATACATGTAGTAGTCATTAACTTTTTTGATTAACTCAACACTACTTCCATCTTTATTTTCTTTTGAAATCTCTTTGACTTTTCGTATTTTTCTAGGGTCAATATATCGTAATTCCATAACCCCTCTTTTTGGATTTTTTCTATCTATAACTTTGTGATAAAAAAGTCTTCCGTCAATATACCATCTACGAAATATGTCGTGTCCTTTGGTATCAAAATCTAACAACCTTAATACGTTATCAAATTCCTCTACCATTCTTTTTTTGATTTTGTTTGGATAAGGTAATTGGTCTAGTACGATTGTAACAGCTTGAGCTCTTTCATTTGAAACTATACCCTCATTGACAATATCTTCAATCGCACCATCTACTTCTGCTTGTTGTGCAATATCACGATATCTTCTGATTAAGTCTAGTTCAGTTCTTTCTCTACCGTCTGTATCTAAGATTTGACTAAAGAACCCACCACCAGCAACTTCTATACTACCGTCATCCATAGGTGGGGGAGTGAATCTCTCACTCCCCTTATCGTCCTTTATTCGATTGAATCGAAATCCAAAAAGTTCTGCCATGCTATAATATCTCCCTACTCTGTTGTATTATTTAGTAGGTTAAAAACTCACCCCAGAAGGTTCAAAGTGTTGATAACGCCAAGTTATTGGAAATGTTTCAATTTCTCCAGCTTCAGCAGATGTTAATTCTACTGCACCAATTGTTAAAGGATATGCATTTCTAAAGATATAAGTTTTTAAAACTGTATCGTCTGCATCTAATTGTTCAATGAACAAATCAGTTTGATAGTCAGCAGGACTTGTTACGCCAGTATTATTTGCGTAATCATTGATACCATTTTGCCATCTTTCCATTGCATTTCTTATCATAAAGTCTGTGTCATTGTAAACAGTCATGTCCCAAGTTTCTGGAGCAGGTCTATCACCAGACACATATATGTTTCTTCCTCTGAATGGTACTGCAATTTCACCTAATGTAGAAGCAGGTAATTGAGCTGCAGTTACAAGAAATGATGTTCTTCTTACATCAAGTCCTATTGCAATTCCAGCAGGTGGAGTTATTGTTGCTCTGAACTGATTGGCACGAGCACCGCCACCAATCAGATTTGCTTTAAAGTCATCTATATTAGCCATATCTAACCTCCCACCTCACTAAACGCTATACCAGTTCGTGTGGCAATAAAGTTTAGTGTAATAAAGTTAATTGAACGAGCAGGTTTAATAAAGATATCAGCAATAAATTCATTTCTGTCTATGACTTCACCAGTATTATTAGTTGCATCACATTTTACTTTGAAGTCTGATATACCTCTACGACCTTGAACATCTCTTAGGAAAGGTTCAACTAGGTTTCTAAATTGAGCTCTTGTAAACTCATCATTGAATTCAAAGAGTTGGAACTTAGAAGCAGTTGCGATTGCTTTTTCTAGAACTAAGAATAATCTTCTTACATTAATTCTATCAAATGCACTTGGTTTTGATAATGCAGTTTTATCTCCAAACAACACAACACCTTGGCCTGGGAAGTTAACAACTGGGTTAACTCTTGCACGATACAGAATATCTCTTTCTGCTTTTGTTGGGTTGTAAGAAAGTTTAATTGCACCTCTAACATTACCTCTGTTATATCCAGCAGGTGAGAACCATGTGTCTGCTACGTTATCTGTGAAAGCACAAAGACCAGCAGTATCACCATTTAATGGTACATATCTATATACGTCATTGTACTTATCGTACATATATTTGTAACCACTATCGAATACCATGTAAGATGATGATGGACATAAATCATATGCAACTTTAACATTTTCTGTTGCAGTAGATGATAATGCAACACCAACTGTTGCAGAACGATACGGTGAAACAAATCCTACACAATCTCTACGTCCTTCGACAAGAGAGTTAATCATTGTTACATATGTATCCATTCCAGCTGCAGTATCCGTTGTAATACTTGATGAACCACCCATTACTAAGTTAATGTCTAATGATTCTGTATCTGCAAACTTGTCATATGCAAGTTCCATTTCACCAGCAGTTACAGCATAATCATCTGTACCACCAGTTAATACATCTATTGTAACTGGAATAACGGAAGTGTATGCAGTTGTTGTATCTGTACCCCAGTTAGACCCAGCAGAAATATGGTCTGTCCAGTAAATATATTTTGATTCTCTGAATATTACATCTGCATAATAGTTACTAGAACCTTGAGCAGTTTTTGCAACACTAGATTTTGATACATTAGAGAATATCTCTATAACACCTCTTGTTCTGTTACCAGCAACGTCAGTATCATATCCTGTAATATCTCCTGTAGTATCGTGAACAACGATATGCATTTCATCACCAGAACCACGAGCATTATCTGTAGCCCATTGTGATGTGCCTGGAGCACCGTCAAATAAGTCATAGAACTTCCAACGTCTTTTGATGTATGAGTCATCTGCAACTGCATTTTGTAGACCAGCACCATTTGGGTCATCTTTTAAACGAATTGTTAATACATTTGTGCTTGTGTTGATTGCAGTTACTTCATATTCGTTAAAATCATCAATTGGTGTGTCATGTCCTGAGTCTGAGAAGAAAGAGATTAAATCTCCAACATTAAATGCGTTACCAGATGCATCTACATCATCAACTGTTACTGATGTGGCACCAAGAGAAGCAGCACCATTAACCAAATAACTTCCACCTAACTCTTGTTCGTATGATGTTGCTGTTGCACAAATTTGTATACCTATTCCATTTGCCCAAGTTCCAGCAGTCCTTGCAGCCCACTCACCATGTGAACCTTGACCTGTTGAAAAACTTGCTTCATAATGGTCGTCATCTCTGATTAATATACCAGAGTTTGCACCAGCGTTTAGATGCCCTGAACCAGCACGAACTACCTTTAATGAGTCTGAATACTGCAAGAAATTTGCAGCTGTAAACCATGTTTCAAATTGATTACTTGAAGCTTGTGGTTTACCGAATATCTCTAACAATTCTTCCTCTGAAGATATGTTAGTAACAGATGATACTGGCCCCTTTTGGAAAGCACCTGCTATCGCACCTATTGAGGTTGCAACGGCAGGAACGACATTGGTTAAGTCGATTTCCTTTACATGAACGCCAGGAGAAACTAAAAATGCCATGTTATACTCCTTTTTACTACATAATAGAGTTTTTAATTCTTTCCTTTATTTAGACTTTTACTGTTTTTAAAAACTCATTTTTATATGTGTTTAAACATATAAATAAATGCATGAATACACATTATGTTAAATATAAAGACACAATTAAAAAAGTGGCTCGAAAACATTATCGTAAAAGAGTTAAGTGGTTAAACGACCACCTAGCAAACGAAGTGTGTGTGCATTGTGGAGAAAGTGAAAATGCATGTTTAAAGTTCTATCCCCATGATGCTGAAATCAAGAAAAAGACAAAAAGGGTAGGTATCAACGAGGAAAGTCGTAAAGAGATACTGAAATTAATGAATAACTCAAAGGTCGTATGTGCTAATTGTTGGATTAAATTAGATAACGATTTAATTGAGTTTGATGATAACCTATTCTAATTACCAACTACTGTCTTTAGTACGCACCACAGGTGCAAATCTCGTACCATATTCATCAATCACTTCACCCACATTCTCATCTTCCAGTCCGTTTACCACAAATCCAAATGGAGCCATATCTTGTTCTAACTGGTCTTGTTGGTCTTTATACATTCTTTCCCTGATATCATTGTCTGTCAGTTCTTTAAAATAGGTCTGGTCTGTCGCCCACCCAAATATGAACATACATGCAACTAAATCATCATTACAACCATCATCTGCCTCAAATGATGAACCTTTAACAATAAATGTAGATAATTCATTGATACAGTCAAAATCCTCTATGATTAGTTTATTATCCTCTATCATTTGTTTTAGATTAGAACAGCCTATCTTTTTTACAGCTTTAGTTGTTCTTACCCCTAATTGTGCTTTACCTCCTGAAAAACCACCTCCAAGAACCTGACCAGCCCGTCCTCTCATAGACGCCATAATAAGATTATCATACTCTAAATCAAACTGCATTGCATTTGCAACCTGTTCTCCTATGTCATTTACTTCTATCAATACAAACGCTTGATTGTATGCACGAGCAACATCATAGATTTTATTAGGAAATATAAGAGGTTTCACATCATTTGCTCTGTACTTTGCAACCACAGTATATGGAATAGTTGTTACATCAAACACAATATATGCAGAATAGTCGTTTGATGTGCCCCTAGAAACGTCAGCAGTAAGTACATATGTGTGGTCTTTTTGTGGAGGTACATGTATGTCCAACCCAGCATTAGATTGTACTGGTGTTTTGTAGGTTAACATCTTTAGTTTAGATGATGTAATTAATGTATCAATAGAACCAAGAAACTCACACTCAAACTCTGTAGTAAATTGAGCTTCACTTGTATTTGCAATTGTTTGTTTCTTCCAGTTTTCATCACGGCCAGGCACTTCACTCCAATGTACCTCAATAGGAATGTATTCGTTTCTTTTTTCCTCTGCGTCTACCCATAGTTTATAGAACATATTCATACCATGAGGAGTCGATACTATCATAACTTTT